CTACATAGAAGCTATTATAGTTTATTGTGAGGAGAATTCTATAGAGTTAGAAGCAGTACCTAAACTGTTATCTAAACCTCTTAAAGAGAAATTAAAGTATAATGCACAAGAACTTAACTTTTTAAAGAGAACCTCACGAGCAAAGTTACCATTATGAATCCTGACGAAAATCCTTTCTGGGGTGAACCCACTCCAACAGATTTATGGGACGATATGAAGAAACTTGATGCACTATATGAAGAACTTGATTGGGATCATAGAGATTACTTGGAGATTGCAATAGAAGGAAATCACATTACAATTAGAAACAAATCTAGAGAAGGACGTTGATGAGTGAACTTTTGACTATGAAAAAACTTGTACCTGGTGGTACATGTCCAGTGATGGTAGGAAAGATTCCTTCTCAGATACAAAAGGAATTGGATGTATGGGTAAATGAAAGTAAGAAGTTTAAGAACAGTCCATTAGCAGCATTGAAAGCCCATGAGAATGTAGGGTATCTTGCTCTGGATGGTAAGCCCCATAATTCATATCAGTGTTCTATTTCTCCTCATTTAATTGAGCAATCTTTTTGGTTAGCATGGGTATTAAGATTGTCTGCAAAGTATTGGGGAATGTGGAAGGATCATCGTGAGTTTAAATTAAGAAAGTGGGATGGTCACTTTGATGGGCATGATATCTGGACTAACTTTGCATATAAAGGAGATGATAATCCTAAACATAATCATGCAGGATTTCTTTCAGGTGTGATATATTATAAGAATCATGGGCATCCTACTATATTTGATGAGTATGGTTGTGCTTATGAAGGTAAGGATGGAACTATGATAATGTTTCCTTCTAAGGTGATGCATCATGTAGAAGAGCAGACTGTTAATAAAGAACGAATTACTCTTGCTTTTAATATTGTAGGGAATGATGCCGTTTGAAACATATAAAACTTATCTTGCAATGAAGCAACACTTCACCAAGGATAAGTATGATTACCACAAGTACTGTGGTCGTTCTCGTGCTACCTTAAGTGCATTCCATAAGCGTAAGGATAGGTATTTCTTTGAGAAGATGTCTCGTTCACATCCAGACAAAGAGATAGAGGATTATTTCCTAGCAAACTTTGTTACGTGTAAAGATCCAGAGACACTATGGATAGGAGAGATAATACAAGAAGGTGATAAGAATTATCAACAGTGGCAGAAGAAGGTACAGTCATTGTCTTATGTGTTTAGAGAAGATATAGATAAACTCTTTGATAGGAAGGTGGATGAGGTGTTTGATTGTAGTAATGGACATCCTCATATATTAAAAAGTTACTTGGGTGGGTACACTACACTTGAAACTCTCGTGATATGTGATAGAATATTCGGGTACGTTAAAAACTTTGATAAGGAGTTACTGGATCCTGTGTGGGAAACCGTCAGCAGACGGATAAAAAAGTACACACCTTTCCTAAATATTAATGTACCTCGTTACAAGAAAGTCCTTAAGGAGGCCATACTATGAGTGCGTTCTTTGATTCTGAAGTTGTCCGGAAGGAGATGACAGACATCCAAGAACTTCAAGAAGAAGTTTATGGAAACGTCTTTCAGTTTCCCCAGATGGACAGGGAAGAACAAGCAGAACACATTGAGACCCTTGTGGAACTTCTTAGTAAGCAAAGGATACTCTACACTCGTATGAGTTTGTCAGATGATCCTGCTGCTAAAAAGATGAAGGAGAACATCCAACAGTCTGCTGTGATGATGGGCATGCCCAAAGATGTTGATATGGGAAACGTCTTCAACAATATGGAGAAGATGATTGAAGTTATGCGACAGCAGGTTGACAGGAACCGTTCCTGATTCTATAATATACGAGTACACACAAGCCAAATCCAAAAACAAAAGCCAAATCTATGTCTTTTTCAAGTCTAAAGAAACAGTCTTCTCTTGGTTCGCTCACCTCCAAATTAGTTAAGGAGATTGAGAAGACAAGTACTACCAGAGGTAGTGCTGATGAGCGTCTCTGGAAACCAGAACTGGATAAAACCGGTAATGGTTATGCAGTGGTCAGATTCCTTCCTGCACCTGATGGTGAGGACTTACCTTGGGCAAAGGTATATTCTCATGCATTCCAAGGTCCAGGTGGATGGTACATCGAGAACTCTTTAACCACGATAGGTGGCAAGGACCCAGTGTCTGAGTACAATCGTGAGTTGTGGAACAGTGGTAACGATTCTGATAAGGATGTTGTACGTAGACAGAAGCGTAAGCTTTCTTACTACAGTAACATCTATGTTGTAAAGGATCCAGTTAATCCCCACAATGAAGGAGGAGTCTTCCTGTTCAAGTTCGGGAAGAAGATTTTCGATAAGTTAACAGCCGCAATGCAACCGGAGTTTGAAGATGAAACACCTATTAATCCATTCGATTTCTGGGCTGGAGCAAACTTCAAGCTTAAGATACGCAAGGTGGATGGTTACTGGAATTATGACAAGTCAGAGTTTGATGCTCCTGC